AACTATATTGACCTATGTGCTTTATCCCCATAGATAAATCATGGTCTACCCAAGTATCAATCCCTGCGTCTTTTGCTTTTATACAGAAGTATATGTCCTCGCCTAACAGTTTATTGTTTGGCAACTGCTCAAAGTAAAAGTAAGGTTCTTCTAATTTTTTAAATACGCTTGCTTTAATCATCATTACACCGCAGCCTATACCATCTGCTTTGCTTATGCCGCTTAACTTGTTACTGTAGATCGGTAGCCAGGTGCAACTGCCATCTTCGTTTATCGTCAAATTCTTAGCTGTAGGCATTACTGGCTCTGTACGAGTCGTAGCATTTACTCCAATAATCTCTTTATTATGCTTTAGTAAGTGCATAATCGTGTCTTTTGGAAAACGCATATCTGCATCTATAAACACAATGTAATCGCACTTAGCTGCCAATGATGTCCTAACCAACTGATTGCGCTGGTCAAATATCAATGTGCCAGCAGCCGTATAAATGTCTATGTCGTGCTTAGTTGTTTTAACCATGTAGCCAATCATTGCGGCTAGGTCAAACGCTGTTGCAACTTCCATCTGCCCACGAGCAGGAATACATACGGCTATTCTCATACAATCCCCCCACGAGTACGGAACACTCTGTTCTCTGGGTCGTTTAGCCACTTCTTTAAGCCTTTAGGGTCAATGATGTAATAGCCACGCATCAAGCCTTTTGTGTTCAGATCGTTAATGATCTCGGTAGGCAATGTAGCAATATGGTTTTTAGCATCTATGGGGTTATCGCCCCAGCCCTTGCCGGTACTGTTCTCTGCATATTTAGTCTTTGTATATTCTACAAAGTCGCTCATATCGGTTACGGACTGAATAATTAAACCGCCTTCACCGTCATCGTGCGCTATGCGAGTAACTCCATTCTGAACATCAATTATCTTTTTCAAATCCTAATCCACCTATCAGGTATTAGGTCGGTAGTATCTAAACCATTGGTAAACCAATTTCTAGGACTAACTACAGTATTACCATTGGCAAGCCAAGCTCCCCACCAACCAAAAGAGCTATTAGCTATTATATGGTTTTTGAAGGAAGAAAGTAGAGATAAATCCGTTACTGCTGTATTGCATGGCATTACATAATCGGCCCACTCTAGGTTATCTATACACCAGGCTGGGTCATCCGAGAATACGACTACCGTATGGTCAGGGAATACCTCTAAAGCCTCTAGGTAATACTCGTTGCCTAGATTGTGGAACACTTCCGGCAATAGCAGGTAATCGCCACGCCTTACTGTTACCGCTACCATGTCATCGTCAAAAGACGATTTTGGCAGGTAAAACTCTTTTCTTACTTGGTCGGCAATATCAGAAAAATACTTCTCTGACTGCCAATAACCTACCATCATTCCTGATTCGGTAATGTCTTGGTATCTAAAGCCTTTTTCCTCTATCAGCTTTCCCTGTTCGTTTGAAACAGTAGCAGATATAGGGAAAACCCCTAGTTCGTATTGCCTATTCTTGTTTACTTCGTAGAAGCTGTTGTTTAGAAACAACGGCTCTTGTAGTCGTTTGGATACAGCCAGCCCAGCAGCATACTGGAACATCTGATTGCCAAGGCCGCCTTGAATGTATGTAATCATAAAATGAGGGGCAGTTACCCACCCCCCATTCTACTTACAAATTACCGATCTATCAAGACAGATCGAAAATACCACCGTGTGCAGCTTCGTTGCGAACTTCTAAAGTCAGTTCGGCAAGAATCTGGGTACGGTCACTATCGCCAACCTTTGCAAGCTCATTCGTTTGGAATGGGCGCAGGTAAGCCAATGCTGCATACTCAGGATCGAGTACGAGAGCATCACGAGTACGCATGAAACGGTTAGGAACGATCTGCAATACACCAAAGTCGGACTGATACAAATCAGCGCCAGCTAGGATGGTGGCTTGACCGTTGGTAGGTACTTGATAACGCTGTGCTGCCAAACCAGTAAAGCCTGATACTACTTGCTTTTGTGCTGGGCTAACAAACAAAGCGGCAGGTGTGCCACCAGAGGTAAACACTTTGGCAACAACATCTTTCAAGAATGTTTCTGTGAAAGCACGGGTCGTGCCATCGGTACGAGTAGAAACACCAATGGTTACTGGATCAACACCAGCAGTTGTACCCGATCCTTTGTTGGTGTTGGTCTTGATATAAGACAACAACGAACCCATAACACGAGCAGTAGAGTTGCTTGAACCAGCAGCTTGACCTTGGTTGGCAGTAATGATTGCCTCAATGTCACGCTTGATTTCAGCAGATGCTTTAGCCAATTGATAAGCCTTTTCAGACTTACGACCAGCTTTGTCTACAGCTTCCAAAGTACCCGAAACCTGAATGGTTTTACCAACGATTTGTGTTTGGTTACCAATACGGCTTGTTGGGCTAAGAGTAGCTGAAGTTGCGTTAGCGCCTTCTACTAATGCATTGCCAGTAGTTGCTGCTGCGAGTGCGTCAGTCTGCCACTCATGGTAAGTACCAGTAGCCTTGCTCTTGCCAATAGATGACATGATTGGGGTATCGGTTGGGGAGATGCTATAAATAACATCGGATAAATCTTCACGAGCGCCAACAGCGTCGTAGCGATTAAAAATAGTCATGATTTACTTCCTTAAATTATAAAAATCGTTCAAATAACCTTGCAGCGTCTTTCTTATTGCCGGTACTGCGCAAACGCTCAAAGTCTTTCTTTTGTGCTTCTTGCTCGGAACTCTTAGGGTTAGATGTTCCTGGTTTCAATGTCTTAGGTGCTGACTGCACTTTCTTATGTGCGCCTGGCTTTCCTGCTACCAGCTTGTCGTACATCATTGACTTGTAGAGCGCTGACACAGCACGGCTATCGTAAACTTGGCTTAGTTCTTGATCCGAGAATCCAATGGATTTGGCATAAGACCGAATATCCCTACGGATTACTTCGGCTTTAGCGTCATCCTTAAACTCAGGAATCAACTCTACTAGCTTTTGTTGCTCTTGCTGAATGTGCGATTGCAATACTTGGGACTGTTGTTGTGCCTGTTCTTGCTGTACTCGCTGTCTTTCAGCTTGGATAGCGCTGAGTTGCTTCTCCTTCTCACTACGATCTGCTATGGCTAGTGCATACGCAATTGGGTCATTTTCCCTGAGTTCCGCTAGGTTCTCAGTTCCCGACTGCTGTTGTAGCAACTGCTCAATAACTTGGAGTCGTTGTGCATAGGTATCACGCACTCTGGCTGTTTCCTCAATCTTACTGCGCTCGGCTTCTACGGCCTTACGCTGTTCCGCTAAAGATTGAGTCTTTTTCTGATAATCGGCAGTCCTACTGTATCCGTTCAGAAGCTCATCAAGGCTTACCTCCAGTTCTTCACCGTTAGCTTTCACTCGGTATTTTGGAGATTCCTCTACTTCTTCTTCTTGTGATTCAGTTTCTTCCGCACTTAAATCCGATTGCTCGTACTCGGAATCTTGCGATTCCTCACGACCTTCTGGGTCAGCTTGCGCTTCCTCGTTTCGTGGTTCAAGAATAGACATAAATGCGTTAGCCGCACCGTTTATCGATGTATCTACACTCCCTGATGGGTTGGTGTTGTCGCTCATGTTATTTACCTTTTAGGTAGTTAAAAAAACCGTATGCGCCTCTTATCAATTTCGCTTTGCTGCACGAGTGATTGTAATGACGCTTCAAATTCTTCGATTGCTTTCAGCTTGATTAAGGCTCTTTCTCTGCCATCTACATCTTGATCTGCTGAATTAAAAATGTAAGACTTGTACAAGTCCTTCTGAGCTTCTACTAGCTCCATAAAGAACTCATCTCTTAGGTAATGATTGGCTCTTTCTGCTTTGTTCATTGCATCCCTTTAGCTACCATCTCAGCCGTCTTTAACTGTGTTTCTGCTTGAAACTGTGCAGTCTTTAGCTCTAGCTGTGCCGCAGCCTTCTCACGCTCTAACTGGATCTCAGCGATAGCCATCTCTCTAGCCAACTGAATGTCTGCCTGCGCTTTAACTTGGTCTGCTTGGATCTTCGCTTGGATCTTGGCTTGATCGCCTGCGATCTGAGCTTGAACCTGTTGCATATAAGCCATGACTGCTGGGTCTTGCTGTGGTTGCTGTGGCTGTGGATTAGACAACATCTGATCCATCTCAGGAGTAATCTCTTTAAAGAACTCGGTAGAGTCGTTAAACCCTGCTGCCTCAATAAACCGACCTAATGTTTCCCGATACTGAGCTACAGATACCAATGGGTTAGCTGGGCCTTGCGTCTGCAAGATCTGTTCTTGCTTCTGCAATACCATAGCTGCCATAGCCATCTGCTGATCTTTGTTACCAGTACCTAATCCCACATTAACTTCCATATCGTAGTTATTAGCCCACTCTCTAGGATCAATAGAGATGTACTTGCCACGCAAACGGATAACACGCTCTTTGTCCTGGTACTTGCAAAGTAGGTGGAAAATTCCTGTAAACAAGTCCTTTACACCAGTATCAGCAAAGATACGAGCAATCATCTCAATACGGCCTGCGCCAGACTGTTGCATTGCCGCAATAGCCGTAGCTGTTGTGTTCTGCAAAATGCTTGGATCTAACACTTGACCAGCTTGTGCAACGCCTGACCGCTTCTGCATTACTGAGTCTAAATACTCTAGCATTGGGAAAGACTGTGCTGCGGTTGCTGGTACGGTCAAGGCTTGTACTGCGCCCTGCGATTTCATACGTACTACTCCATTAGGAGCAACGGTTAGCAGGTCATCCATGTTTACTTGACCATCAATAGCCGTCATACGAGGCATATTGGTTAGGTACATATTGTCAAGAATCTGACGAGTAATCGTAGACTTAATCAACTGAATGTCCATGCTGCGGTCAGCCAAACTCTGCCCAAAGAATTTATGGGGCATTGGGATTGGGCAAACACTCGCAAATGGAATGTGATCTACTTCTTCGTTGTCTAAGATCTCTGAGCCAGCATAGGTAATCTTACGCAACTCGGCAATGCCATCCTCATCGTAATCGGTGCGGATGTAGCACTCAAATACTTCAATGTCTTGCATAGAGAAGTCTAAAGACTGGGACTCATCCGGCATCTCGCCACGATCAAATCGAGCAATGCGCTCAGGCGTGTAAGTCAGGTCTGAGTAAGCAGGCAGGTTATCTACAATGTCTTTATCGTAGCCAGCAGCAATCAGATCTGAGCGAGTCATGTTTACTCGATGTGCTACAAATCGTGCATCTTTAATCGTCTTATCACGCTTAGAGATCAAGAACTCCTCTGGCGGCACATTGCTTACCTTAACTCGGCCAGACTCTTTCTTTTTCATTACCACTACATCGTAAGAGAATGTCGCAGGGATAATCATGCCGCTAATCGGATCAAGAACCTCTGGCGATACTTCCTTCATGTCCTGGCTAACCAGTTCCATCGTGCCATCGGAGAACAATAGCTGCAACTCCTCGGCTGATAGGTCTTTGTACTTCTCTTTGGTTGGGTCTGCGCTATCTTCCCACCAGTATTTGACGATACCGTTCTTTTGCAAGAGAGCATCTTTAAACCAGTTGTGCATTAGGATTACGCCATCATTGTCTTGGAAAAAGACTAGATTGCAGTATTCCGTAGCTTGTTTAGCGCCTTCCTCATCGCCTGGGCCTTTAGGCTCAAAGCGGCATAACTCGTCTGATTGGGTAAAGATACGCAATAGTTGTGGCAACGCACCATCTACTACCTCAGCTACTTCACCAGTAACAATGGATGAGCGGCCTTCCACCTCGTTGCCGTATGGCTCACGATTGTAGTAGGTCAGCGCCTTTCTACGAGCTTCTGTTGTTTCGGTATCTACATAGCCGATTGAGTTATCAATCTCTGCATCTAGAATACCTTTTAGCTTGTTGTCATCCATATTTAAACTATCCACTTTGCGTTAATCTGTAATGGCCTGTCCCACATATCGGGCTTCTCATCCAGTCCTACGGCAACATATCTCCATGCGTCTGCTGCGTGGGAATGTTGGTCATGTAAGGGTTTATCACTAAACATCTTTGTATCTGGGTCTACTGCGTATCTGTAGTGCCGTAAAGCCTGCAATCCCTCAGCGCATCGGTTGGTATCGAAGTAACACCGATTCATCAACATTCTAGCTGCGTTTATGCCGTCTGCAATAGACAGTTTAGGGGTAATGCGTACCGGCAGCCCCATGTTCTCAATAATCTCTTTTGTGCTGCGACCAGTCATATTCTTATGCTCTGCGTCATGCGGCAGCCAATGATCCCTATATGTATATCCCTTGTTTTGAAGGATATTTACATAATGATCTATGGTTTTCTGATTGTCTTGATAGAAGTCAATAACTCGTACCTCACCGCCAGGCACAGTCTGTACGAACCAAATACTTGTATTGTCTGCCCAGCCTAAGTCCCAGAATGTAGATACAGGGATAGCCTTATCTACTTGTATATCTCTGATCCGATCTTCTTCTTGCGCCTTGCGTAGCTCGTTAGCGTACACAGCGCCATCTAGGACTTGCCTTGTATTGCCTTCCCATACATTAAGATATGAGTCCATATCTCGTTCTTTCAAGTCATCTTTTTCGTCTTGAAGAACTTTAGGAAACCAAGGGTTGTCC